TTATTGTGGACGTTCAGAATATATCGTTTCTTCGCCATCCAGATTCCACGATCCGCAATAACCTCACGGCCCATCTCCATGCGATTTGTATACGCATTCGTCACGGCCGCCAGTTCCGCATAGGATTTCTCCAGAACCTTTTCGAAATGTTCGGAACAAATCTTGTCCAGAAACTTCACAGGATCTTTGGGGTTAAACTGGTTTACCAGATCTCCCATTCGAATATAAAGGGAGTCAGTGTCAATCGCCACAACGTAATCATCGTCAGTCTTGAGCAATTTCTTCATCTCATCATTGACGGCACGTTCGGCCCACTTGATTGACAACTGACCCGCAAGAGTGATAGATTCTGCGACTCTCTGGTCAAAGTATCGGAACCACCGATTACCTAGTGCACCATAGAGAGAGTTCATCAAAATCTTAATCGCCATCTGCTGGTTGTTGAGTGCAGTAATTTTGTATTCAAGTTCTTTACTTGGATTCTTTTGCAGTTCTTTCTGTGCCTTCAACATCTCATCTTTGATGATGCGGCGTTCTGCATAATACTGTTCAATGATTTCAGGTACGACACCCTTCTTGTCTTGAGAGAATCGAATGCCTGTCGGTGCGAGACAGAAGTCTTCAGAAGAGACATCTATCTCACGGTTGAGAATCTTATCTACAGACACATCGTTATAGAAACCGTCCAGAACAGTTTCGGGCGACATGTTGTACTGTACAATGATATTAGGATACAGAGAGTTCAAGTCAAACGAACAAACCCAATCGTGTGAACCTACTTGGGGATCTTTGACATAACCGCCTGGATAGGCAGTCTTGGGTTTCTCTGTTTTGGCAGGAACCGCAATCCATTGTTTGTTCAACATACGATAGATGATCGAATCCCAGATTGCGGTAGTACCAAGCGTGTCTTGATAGTTCACACCACCACGATAAGCCATGGTGAGAACAAGAGAGATCAGATCAAGTTTCTGATCAATCAGATGAACCAATTCTACGTCACGAATGTTATAGTCAATAAACTTTTCGTAATCTTCTTTGTAGAGAGTGTACAGATTACCATGTTCTTCATAGGAGAGTTTGCGTTCTCCCAACACTACATGGGCAATGTGATCCAATCGATAGGATTCTTGTTGACCCAAAGTATTGTAGGTAAACTTCTTGAACACTTCCAAATAGTCAAGTTGTTCAATTCCTTCCAGAACATATTCTTGGTGCATCTTTCCGTTTATGGTTTGATTGCGTTCACGCAACAATCCCCACGGAGACATACGTTTTGCCATGTTATCTACGCCGGTCAGTTTCCGCATACGGTTTACCAGATACGGAATATCAAAATACCTAGTGTTCCAACCAGTGATAATATCAGGCGTGTGCATCTCCCAGTGTTTGACGAACTTCTGCAACAGGTCAAACTCATCATCACACTTGACAAACAAAACGTTTTCGGATTTGGGAACATAGTCATTCAGACCCCATACCCAATAGACGCCATCGTTCTGTCGAATAGTGATGGAGATTACAGGATAGTTGGCATCGCCAGGCTCAGGAAACCCATCGTCTGACTGTACCTCAATATCGATATTCAGTACCTTAACCAGATCACGATCAAACTCAATCTTGTCAGGAAATTTTTCGGTAATGAACTGAGCGACATAGTTGGTGTTGCCATAGAGATTGACATTCGAAACACCTTCATATCGTTTGAGGAAATCCTTTGCCTCAGACATAGAATCGAACTGCATCTCTGTCACGGGCAGTCCATCAAGAGTAGTCCACCCCGCACCCTTGCCTCCTACATAGAGTTTGGGTTTAAAGGGCACACGTTCTTTGATGGATTTACCGTTGCGGTATCCACGATACAAGATGTTGTTCCCGTATCGCAGAACAGAAGTATAGAATTCTTTAGTCATAGTCACCAGTATATAGGAAAGAGGGGGTTATGTCAACCCCCCCACTAATATCAAACATCGATGGGATTCTTTCCAAGTTTTCGATTGTCTGTTTTGGTTTGAACAGCGAAGTTAGACTGTTCGGATTTGCCTCCATCGGCATATGGTTTGATGTGACCTATTTCAAAGTCAGTAGTCAAAACATCTTCTAATGGAATCTCTACACCTTCGGGAGTAATCCACCCTTGATCTTTTGCAGCGATAAGTTTCTCTTCTATGGTGCCACTTCTACGAGAGTCCAACTGTACGAAATATTTAGATGCATCAAACTTCGATGTAATTAACTTATTTCGCAGAGTGTTGAAACGAATCTCACGTGAACGTAACAACTCGGAGAAAGTTGCTGAACGGCCGTTCTCATTGTAAGAATGTTCGGTCTTGTCTTTCATAAGGTCAATCTGAACATTGATATAATCTTTAACGAAAGACTCTTGTTCTGTTATTCTCTTGCCACCACGAATCTGTTCTAGATAAATTACAAACAAATCTAACAAACCATTTTCACGTTTAAAGACAGAGATGTTCTTACCAACAATCTTCAAGAAACGTTCAACTTCACGAGCAAACTTGTTAACCAATTTGTTTGCGTTTTCGTCATAGTACATTTCTTCTAGTGACTTAGCGGTAATCTTACTATCTAAACCATCAAGATAGATCATACACAGACCAGCAAAATAATCATCTATTTTTCGGCGATTAATTTCTTTTTGTGTAAAGACAGACGCTGAGGAAAAAGTCTTAGAGTATTTTGTAGCAAGATCACGAATCTCATCCGCAACATTAGAAAGAATCGGGTTTCGTAACTCTGGTGCGTTCAGAGTAACCCCACTGTTAACAACCAAGAATAAACGAGTAATGTCTTCCCTAGTGGCATTCAGGTAAACCTCAAGGGTTATTTTACGTGAATCTAAAATGTTCCTCATTCCAACGGGCAGTTTGGAGTAAGTGCCATTTTCTGAAGTGATAGTGTACACTTCATCAGCAATAACATAATTGCCTTCGGGTATACTGAATTTGTTTTGTTTGTATTCAAGAATAGTGTTTGTTCGATTATTAGAATCCAAATTCAGATAGGTTGCCCTTTCAACAAACTGAGTAAAATACTCCACAGACTTCTTATCGTTACTAATTTCTGCATTGTTCAGACAAGAGTTTACGTGCGCCAGAATAAATTTTGACGGCGCAGTATTCAAGATCACCGAAACAATAAATGATTGTTTGTCAGATAAGTCCCACCTAGTAACCGACTGACAGTTCAGATCAGCATAGACTTGATCAATGATACTCAAGTATGATCCGAAGGTGGTGTTTGAAGTTTTTGATTCAACAGATTTGAAAGTTACGTTTTTCATAACAGATTTCCTTATATACATTAGTTAGGTTTTGTAGGAAGCGAAGGAGTCATCGTGAGTCGTTCTTTCAACCTACAATAATATATTACCAAAGAGCAAACACTTTGGCAATACTTTTATCGAATAATATCGATATCTTCTGCGTTAGTATTCCAAGTCTCTACAACGGAACGCAGTCTACCGTCATTCTTGAGAGTCTCGTATCGTTTACCTGCCTTCTTGCGCCACCATTCAATGACGTTCTCCAGTTCGAAACGATCAAAGTTTTCAGCCTTGACCAACTCATCGGTCTCAAGGTTGAGATACTGTGGTACGTTACTGTACCCATAGGTAGAAAAGAATGACCTTTTCTTTTCGGTCAATCCTTTAGCATTAGAAAAGGTCTCACAGAACTTCGCATAGGCACCCTCATCATGAGATTTGAGAGAGGATTTGATGATAGACGCCATCTTGGTTTGTGTTTTGAGTTTACGACTGGAGGCATCAGCCGGAACCAAGTATTCACCACCATTCCGTTCTTTGAACCAATCGTTCAGTTTACGGAAATTATCATCATTGATCAGTGGGGCGAAGTTTGAGTCTGTGAGACCATTAAACCGCAGAAAAGGTTTCATCCCATCATACATAGACGATGCCTTGGACGAACCATACAACGAAGTAGTCTCAAACATACAGATGTTTGCATCATACTTCTTGTTCAGTGCTTCACGCACTTTATGGGAACAACAGATGGACGCAAGTAGTTTACCTCCCAAATAGTTGAACCCGAACGGTTGAGTAGGCACAATATTGAACCCCATGATAACCGATTCATTGAATCGTTTCATGATATCAGGATTCAGTGTGTCTAGCGGTTTTCCCAACCACTCATTCCGTGGACGTGAGTTGATAGTCGGCGAACCGAAACGAATCATACCCACAACCATACCAGAATTCTTTTCTTTGACTAACCATAACATCTGTTTGCCCGGAATACTCGCCTCGACAGGTGCAGATGTGGTAATCTCCATATATGACATGAATTGATCTTGACGACACTCTCCAACAATAAACTCCATATCGTTTGGATGCATATCAAATTTGTCGAATAGATCTTCTTCGGGGCCCATGCCAGGCAAACTGTACGGAAAGGATTCCATACGTTCCATTTTGATTTTACGCATATAGTCATCGATGCGGTCAAAGTTCTGAAAGAACTCGGTGAACACATTCGCTGCATAGTTAGCGTCTTGTAAAGACAGTTGCATAGATTTTCCTCATCTCAATACCACATATTATATAGCATTGAAAGACGTTTGTCAATCTATTACGTGAAAATAATGATGTCTAGTCCAAGGCGATTCAATCATCTTCTTTGAGTATCCATGATGATCTTGTGTCACACAAAGGTTTTTCGACACCACTTGAGTTGTGGGATTTGACAAAGAGTTCATTGGTTCCATATCATATTTGTTAAAAGGTTCTTGACAATCCCTTCCAAAATAAAGTGTATCACAATGATGCCAAGGATGTATAGTGGTAGGTTCATCCTCAGACAAATCAAAGAAGTTGTTGGGTTTTAAAACCGATGATGTGTATGTAGCGAACAATCTTTGAAGCGTACAGTATGGGCCGCAGTTAATAGGAAATCGCTCTCCCCACTCTTTGGCTTCAGTAAGTAGTTCATACATCCAGTTTGCGGCATTCTTTTCAATAGAATAACACCCCATAAACAAACCGATGTTTGCGTACATAATATTGCCGCCCTTGATGATATCAAGTAGTTCAGTAAAAGTCTCTGTGTGTTGTTTTAATAAAAAGGTATCATGTTCCATCACCAAGAATCTTTCGTCAGATTCAGAAGCTTGTCGCAACAATTCCCAGTGAGAACAAAACCCTGCCTTTTCGGTCGGAGAGTGATCTTCCTTACGTGGGTTCTTTCCATCCAAATCAGCCATCATGATAGACGGAACAAAACGATACTTACTTATCTGCGAATCAAAGTCTTCGGACTCAGGTGTGATTGCATCAAACGTAATTATCTCTAGTGTGCCTGTATCGGTCAGGGGTTTGAAAGACTCACGTGATATACGAGCGTACTCTTCACTGATTTCATTTCCTTTAATTACGATCTGGTATGCTTTCATTTCGCTACAAATATATCGTCTCTAGGATTTCCTAACGTCCTCTCCAAAGAATATCCTATGTCTTTTAAAAAGTTGTGTGTCTCAGAGAGATGGGTTTCGTCATTAGATCTTTCTAGTTGTATGATAGGTAAACACCTAACAAGGGTTTCTTTCATTCCATGCAAAGGTTGTATATTGTATCCTTCGGTATCAATCTTTATAAAGTCAACTTCATCAAAACCAAAGGAATCGATGGTTCGACACTCTACTACGAGTTTTCCCATCCCTTGAAACTCTTCTCTATTTTTATTTCCCCACCGACTTTTGATAATCTTTTCTGTAGCGTCTGAAGGGATTACGCTAGATCCAGAGTTGTCAGTGTTCAGATGAATTTCTAGGTCTCCATTTTTGTCGCCGATAGCAATATTATGAGACTCTACGTTAGAACACTTCTTTGTATTTTCTTGAAGGCATTCAAACAGATCTGGTATGGGTTCAAAGGAAACTACACGATCAAAAACATCACTATAACGAATAGCGCTGGTTCCAACGTGTGCTCCAAAGTCTAGGCACGTTCTTGTTTTGGTAAGAATAGTTTGAACATAGTTCCACTGTTCTTCATTGTGTT